TTAATATTAAAACAGGTATAGAATTTATTCCATGCATAAGTCGTGATGGATATAGAAAAATTAAAATTGCTGGGAAAACTAGGTTGATACATCAACTTGTTATGCAATATTTTGGCCCTCAAAAACCCGATGAGAAATACCAAATCGACCACATTAATCGTAATAAACTTGACAATCGAATTGAAAATCTCAGATGGGTTACATCTCGCGAAAATTGCAATAACAGAGTAACTAGTAATCCTATTGGCGAACGTTCCATAGACTTCCAAACACAACGTGAGTATATACGTTATAAGAATCAAAAACGTATCAAAAAGATAGGTATTGATGCTAGACGGAAGTATGCTAGAGAACAATATCATAAGTCTAAATCTCAATAATGATGACTAATGCATTAGAATTAAGTGTAATGTATTCTTGTTGTAATGTAATTACGCCGCCTGTTACACTGTCTTTTGTAAATGCCCAATAGCCAACAACGTCATTTCTGTTTTTAAGAAAAGTGGAAGGAAGGACATTATTGCCCTCCTTGCACATCTTTTTATAAAGCTTAATTGCGCCGAGTTCTACGCATTTCCAGCCATTATCGGTAGAAACTGACCATGTGCCTTTGATTGCTTCTCTAACATCTTCTATTTTAGAACCTTGGTTAATAGTCATATTATCTCCTTAAACTGGCGTTTTCAAAATATCAAATCTTAAACTTGCGTCAGAAATAACGAAATCAGAATCTTCAGAGAACATTACCTTGATTACACACTGTCTATTTCTTCCAAGATTAAGCCAAGAAAGACGAGAAGAATATTGACCACGTTCGCCTAAATTACCAGCAATAACGTTACCAAAAGTATAGCCTCCATCATTAGAAATCTGTAATAAGCATTCTGAAAGTTTGCCATAGTTTTCAATAGAACCAGCATTACATTCAAGATTAAGCTGATAAAGAACAAACGGCTTATAGTCTGCTGTGATTACAGGAGTCTGTCTAACACGATATAAAGGTAAGCTATCAGTGGCATTAAAATCTTCCTTATAATAATTTTCATCAAGAATATACAGATTACCATTTTCGCAACAGCCTGTAATAATCTTGTTATTGAACCATACAGCATATAATGGCATATATGGTTTATTTTTAGAAGTGTAGTAGTTTCTAGAACTTCTGATATGCCATTCACCAGTCATAACGTCAAAACAATAGGTTTCATTGCCTACTGTAAACAAATAGAAGTTATGGTTATTAATGGAATATGTCCAAGCACGAGTATTGGAAATTTCATTCTCGTTAAGGATTCTGTCAAGCCATTCTTCTGAAATCTTTGTAACCTTTGTGCCTTCAATCATCAAAACGCACTTAGCATTAGCCTTACCTGTTCCTATACAGAACTGTGTCTGATTAACAGAAGCCAAAGAATATTTAGCTTCGAGACCTTGTTCCTTGTTGATTGTGTAAGAAACTCTTTGCCAAGTCTGATAAGATTCAGCGTCACCTCTCTGCCAGAATTCAATAGAAGACGGACCGTAAAGTGTTAGTAACGCACCGACTGAATAAATGGCTGTAACTCTGTCAGAAGAAGATTCAGCATTGAAATACATCTGAACGCCGTAATCATCTAAGAAACAGTATTCACCAGAATCAACTGGCTTTGTTTTTACTGTAATTTCATCTTCTTCATATTGAACTTTACCGTCTACAATATCAAATACTTGGCGTTGTGCTTGAGACAAAGGATATGGCTTAGAATAATAAACGTAACCAGAACCAAGGTCATTCAAAACAATAGAACCAGAAACTACAGCTATATGTGTAGGTCTGATATAATTGGTTTCTGTAATTCTCTTAGGTAAAGTTATTGCTACAGACTCACCTTCTTTAATATCGTAACCATGAATAGAAACACCATCTACCCACATCAAAATATCACGTTCACCAGCAGATTCTGCAAATTCAACTTTGTTACCAGAAGTATACTGACCAATTACTTCAATATTGTAACCATTGTCTATTCTGTAAATGTTACCGATATATGCGACAAAAAGGGACTGAGCATAGTTCATTTCCCTTAAGCCAGTAGACGGAACAAACATACCGTCAATTTGACCAGAATCGCCTAGTGATAAAAGATATTTAATACCAGGACAACTCTGCATAAAACGTCTTGCATCATCCTTAGAGCCATTAAAACCAGAATACATATTGCGAGACATAGCTGCACCTGCAATATTCGGATTCTTAGTCTTGGCTGTAGAACCAACAAAACTGTAAACTAATGAATTAGCCATTAAAACTCCTTACCATTGATTTGGTGCGAAACCGTTATAGTAATTATCAAGATAAGAACCACCAAAACCTTCATAAGTCATTGGACGGTTAGAATTGTTAGTTCTCTTCAGTAATCTTACGCCATTTGCAAATTCCTCGTCAAATATAGGTTTGACATCCAATAACTTATAACGTAAGCAAAGTTTAGAACAAATACCATCTTCAAGAATAGAAATAATTTTTTCACTGAAATAAAGACGGTCATTTAATTTATATTCTGGAATTTTCTTAAGATATGTAATTCTATACTCAATTGGTTGCACAGAATCTGTTTCTATAATGAAAACCTCATAATTGTATTCAGTATCAATAACTTTAATTTTTTCTAACTGAGTTTCACATGTATAGAACACAGGCAGACCCATCTTAGTCTTAGAATCTAAAAGCTGACGTTCTGCTGGTAAAAGTTGGATATAACGTACACCTAGTTTTCTTGACAATGTAACAACTCTATCTATCAACGGCTCTATAATTAAATCTGGCCATTTATCAAAACCGTTCATTGGAACTGTATATTTTATTTGACCTTCAGCATTAACAGTTCTAAATTCATTGCCTACTTTTAATACACAACCAGGCTTATAGTTTGTTAAATCAGTTGGCCAACTATCTAATTCATACCAACCTTCTGGTAATTTTTCCATAATTCTAATTCTTCCACCAGTCTTAAAACAGTTAACCGTTTCTACATCTGAAAGAATCAGATTCTGACCATTTAGCTCAGCTATGAGACACATTAAATCATTAAGTCCTTGCATAGCCTGTGTACCTGAACAAGATTGGCCATCTCCAATCAATGAACATCTCTGAAAACATTGGTTGATAAGTGCGTTCACTGTCAACATTTAAATACTCCTTGGGGGTTTACAATTACCCATATTATTACTACATTTATTTATATTGTTTAAAAAGAAGGTATAAAATGAGAGAAGTGCAAATTTCTAAAAAATACAAATTAAGAGAAGATGGTATTTTAATTGATATTAAAACTGGTGAAGAACGACATGGAACCAAAATTAGACAAGGCTATGCAGTTGGTGTTAATGGTAAAACGTTACTTGTTCATCAATTAGTTATGCAATATTTTGGTATTGAATGCCCTGGTGAAGAATATAAAATCTGGCATAAAAATGGAAATAATCTTGATAACAGAATAGAAAACCTAGAATGGGTTACATTAAGTCAAATTAATTCAAGACGTCCCGATGCATTACCTGAAGGCGAACGACGATGTGATTATGAATCAATAGAAGAATACAATAGAGCAAAATGTAGAAGATATTATGAAAATCATCAAAATGAACAATATCTTAAACACAGAGAAAAAAGACTTATAGAAGCTAAAAAATATAGAGAATTACATCATGAAGAATGTTTAGAAAGAACACGTAAATGGAGAGAAGAAAATAAAGAATATGTAAGTCAGAAAAATAAAGAAGCTGTTAAACAAAGAACTCGTGAAGAACAAGAAAGATTAAATCAAATTCGGCGTAATAATTATGCAGAAAGCGAAGAAAAGCAAGCTAAGCATGTAGCTGAAAATGTTGCATATCAACAAGAACATAAGGAAAAGGTCAAAGCATATCAAAAAGCATGGCGTGAGGCACATAAAGAACGTGTAAATGAACTAGCCAAAATTCAAAGAGAAAAACACAAAGATAAACACCTTGAAGCTTGTGTACGCTGGGCAAAAGAACATAAAGAACAAATTGCAGAACGACGTAGGCAAAGAATAGCAGAAAATCCAGAATATTATAAAGCAAAAAGTAGAGCTTGGAAAGAAGCAAATAGGGAAAAGTGTAGAGAATATTGTAGAAAATATAGAGAAAAGAAAAAGGCCCAGGAAAATCCTGAAGCCTTTATAGATGTTATTTCAAATCAAGATTAAATCTTGAAGTAGCCAACTACAGCCTTACGAGGATCCGGAAGGGTAACTGCGTATGGGAGGTCCAAACGAGTTAAGGTTTCCATTCTCTTACCGTCACCGTAGGTGCTCATCTTGATAGAAACGTTGTTAACCGATTCAGTAACGTTCTCAGAACCCGGAAGGTCTGCGAATGTATACTTATCGAAACCAACAGCGTCTTCAGTACGGCACTGACCGAGAGCATACTTACCAGTTGCAATAGCAGTGGTCAAGCTACCAGTAGCAGCAGTGAGAGCTTCATCAACATAAGCATTAGCGTTATTGATGTTGTGACCCTTAATAGCGAGACGGATAGAAGGAACTGCAGAATTGTTATCAGCGATAACATAGAGGTCCTGATCAGTTTCCATACCGTCAACACCGATGACCTTAGCACCAGGGAACTTGAACGGGAAGAGCGGAGCATTGTCAGTAATAGCTACGTCATAACCAGCTGTGATAGTGTTATTAGAAGCATCCTTAGCTGTGATAGCAGTCGTAGAGAAGGAAGCAGTCGGAGCAGCTGTCCATTCAACAACTGGCATGAGGCTTTCTTCGATAACAGAAGCGCCAGCATACTGACCTAAATAAGCGTCCTTATAAATCTTAGACTGGATTTCAGACGGAATGAAGTTTGCGAGACCACCAGCAGCGATAGTACCAGCAACAGTCGGCTTAACGAAAGATACCTTAGTACCAGCAACACCAACTTCGTCAAGAGCCTTGGACATATCCGTAAGAGTCTTGAAAGAAGCATTACCAGAAACTGCCTGGAAAGCCTTCGGAACGGTCTGGTCGATAGCGTCCTTTTCAACAGAACGTGCGAGCTTGATACCACGCGGCTTTGCAATTTCGTTGGTGAAAGATTCAATGTTGGTCAACTTATTCCATGCATCGAGCTGAACAGAAGTGTTCTTGTTCTGAAGAGTAACAGCAACTTCAACTTCATTGATGTTATCCGGATTAGCTTCGAGACCGTCGCTAACTTCACCCGGGTCAGGAATATAAACAGAATAAGTCTTACCATACTTCTTACCTTCGAGTTCACCCTGAGTCATGTAAGAGTGAGCTTTCTTCAAATACGGAAGGTTGTCATAGACTTCGCCTGCGATGAGTTTTACTTTCTTGTTGTTTGAAAATGTGCCATGATTTGTTACATCTGCCATAATATGTTTCCTTTATGAAATGTTAATGTGTTCTTAAATAGTTCAAAATTGAATCGTCAGAATCGAAAATTGAACCTTGTTTAGCCTCTGTACCAAGTCCCGGCTTTCCGATGACTGGCACCGATGGTTTATTTATTTCGTTACGTAAACGGTTTTCTAAGTCCCTAATCATGAACTGTCTATCCATTGGTGTAACGTTGTCATTGAACATCTTTTCAACTTCTTCAGGTTTCGTAGCAAATTCATAAAGAATCTTCGGACCTAAATCAGACCTCATGATATACTGGGCAACTTCCTTGTCCTCGTCAATCAGTTCGCCTAATCCATTCTGAAGAGCAGTTCCGATAGCTTGTCTATACTGTTGTTCTGCTTCAGGAGTCTTAAATAACTTTTTGACGTTATCATCCTGTCTTGTCTTATAAGCCTGAACTTCTTGTTCCTGTTTTGCCTGTTCGCTATACTTCTGCTGTGCTTCTTGCAATTTCTGATTCCACATGTTGTCGAATCTTTGCTGCACTATAGCATCAATATAGGAATCATCGTCCTGGAATTGATTTCTGTTCAAAGGTTGGAATTTTTCAGGGTGTTCAAGTCTATCTAAACGTTCGAGCAACTCATTATATTGAGTTTGTAACTGAGTATATTGTCCTTCATATTTGGCTTTTTGTTTGCCTAATTGACGACGGAAACTATACTGCATTTTCTGCTCATGTGTTAGACTATTCTTGTCTACGCCATGATTTTCCCCGTTCTTAGCCGTTTCGAACACATTAGTTTCTGGAACATCTTGATTGGCGAAATCTTGAGTCTCAGACGGCGTGGTTTCTTCAGAATTACCTGTTTCTACTTCGCCTGTAGCAACCTGTTCTTCTTCATCACCAACTAAATCATAATTTGTCATATTTATCCTCTCGAGTCTTTACGCGCTCGTTGCGTATCTTTATATTTATAAAAAGGTTTACAACGCTCAAAAAATTTACTATATTTAAAACATGATTAAAGAACATCCATTTTTAAAAAATCTGCTTATATCTGACGATGGTAACGTTTTTATTCCTAAAAGCGGAACTAATAAAGAACATTGGACTTATGGCTCTAAAACAAAAAATGGATATTTACATATACGTTTTAATAAGCATCACTATTTCGTTCATAGGCTTGTAGCTGAAACTTTTATACCCAATCCAGATAATAAGCCATTCGTTGACCATATTGATAGAAATCGTCAAAATAATATTGTTTCTAATTTACGTTGGGCTACAGCTGAAGATAATCAAAATAATACAAACAGAAATAAGCCAAAAGGTAAAAGTTTAAAAGATTTTGAATCTAGTAAAGAATATTATGCAGATCGAGGTCGTGATAGATATAATAATGAGCCTGGATATAAAGAATATCACAGAGAGTATTTAAGAAAATGGCGTAAAAATCATTCCATGAAAACTCCTTGACGACATTTTCTTTCCAAAACAAGACCTCTAGGCATATCAGCCATTGCAAAAGTCAAAGCAAAGCTGTCTGCACTGTCAGGAGAACGTTTTAAAATTAATCTAATGTCGTCTTTCTTTATTAACTGAACCTTGTCATGAGCTGAGAGTTCATAACGTGTAGCTTTCAGTTCTTCTTTCATTTTATCGTCAATTCCATTAATGCCATGTTCTGTAATATAACGTTTTGCATTAACATACATTTCAGCACGTTTATTTAAATAAGCTGGGTCTTCTGGAGAACCGCCAAATGGAATTAAATATGTAAAACTCTTATAATCAGAATCCATCAATAATTCATAAAGACCTTGACCATAAGCCATGTCTATTGCGATATGTGAAATATTGTTTACGCCATACTCATGAATAATAGTCTTTAAATCTGCAAACAAATCTTTTGCAGAAGCTAGAACCTTTCTGATAATCTTGACTATTGTATTACCTTTTCTGACAACAATACAGTTACAGTCTTTACCAAAACCAGACAAGTCGCAACCTATCGCAATACAGCTACCAGACATAGGAGCAGCTTCTAAAAGTTCATCAGTAAACAATACACCAGAATTATTGTCTTCACATTCAACACCTTCAAATTCTCTTAGCCATTGTTCTTCGGATAGACAAGTTTTTCTCATCAATTCGATTTCAGCTGGTTTAATCTTTTTGTTATCAGAAGTTTTAGCTGTAATGACTTTGATATTTCTATCTTTTACAAATGACGTTACCCAATTAGCCGGTCTAGGAGTTGAGCACATAATAATTCTTGGGTCTTCATCAAGGTCACGTTGACAATAAGCTAATACTTCATAAAGATTTGGCGGGGCTAGACATACTTCGTCAAGAATGGACAACTGAATCCTGGAAAAACCACGAACTGAATCCATATTGGAGTATGACGAGAAATATATGACGCCTGTCTCGCCATAAGTTATTTTCATTGATACCTTATGAACTTCAAATTCACCAGGTTTTAGAATTTCATAAAGGCGTTGAATACACTCAGCCATGATAACTTCTGTGAGTGCCCTATAGTCCTGTGCCATAATCAATACACGTTGACCTTTTAATAGTGCAATAACCGCGATTAGAGACGCGATAAATGACTTTCCACTACCTCGCCCTGCTCGTAGATAGATCATGTCCTCTTTGCACTCCAGAAGTTCTTTCTGGTGTTTAAAAAGTTTATAGTGTATATCCATTATGCGTCTTCAATTATTATATTAATCTGATTATCTGAATCTACTTTAGCTTCTATCGATTGTTCTATCTTTTCACTATATTCAGCTTTCCAACGTCTAGACATTATGTTAAAGTATTGCGGCTTACCTTGTACAATATAACTAAACGTCAAATCATTCAGACATTTAGCTTTCATTGCAGTAAACCAGTCAACCATCAAGTCAAGATATTCTTTTGTTTCTTCACCAATTTCATCCGGCTTTGTTTCGTTTATATTTCTAGGATTCCAAAGCGGACTTTCTTTTTCATTTTTTCTCTGCTTTTTATACGTGGTTATTCTTAAATCTTTAGGGAGATAAGTTTGTATTTTAGCCATGAACGATGATATTGTAGTATAATTATACTCTTTAGCATGAGAGTTAAAATTGATTATAGACATAGTTATGCCAGTTGGGCAGTAGCCATTTTCTTCTACTTCCATTCTGTCAAAATTGCCCATGTTAATTTCAGGCTTTTCAAAATTTTCTAAAAGGAACTGCATCTGTGCAATTCTCTTGTTCATTCTTTGACGGTTCAAATCTGTAGCATGTCCCATCTTAACCTCCCGTCATCATTTTTAAACGCTCATTCATCTCCTTAAGGAGCTGTTTCAGTTCTTTAAGGTCTTCCTTATAATTTAAAACCTGTGGAGTTTCCTCTTTAGGCTCCACAGGTGTTTTCTTAACAGAATTCTTCATAAAATGTCCTCGGTGTGGATTAACGCCACATTCGCCTAACATTTTATTTATAAAGGATAAGATCTTGTCTTAATAGAGTCATCATCAACCCAGAACTCTGAACCTGCTGGGAATGCACCATGCCAGTCAGTTCTTACAGCAGGATAGACCGTCATAGGAGAGTAGCTTTCGTTTCTGACTCTCAAAACAGTGCCGAAATTACAAGATCTGCCATTATCATTTTCAGTCTTCGGGAAAACGATAGGATTTTCACTGATATAATCCTCAGCGGTAGTAGTGGTAGACTTAACACCGAATCTAAGACCAACATCTTCTGCACAGTCATAAGAACCTATCTCAGCATCGTAGAAAATATCACTTTCAGAACGTGCAGGCAATTCAAGTTCCATCGGCTGTCCTTCGTTTTCATTACTCTTAAGGAAGACATAATGAGCATTATATGCTGTAGAACCGTCGAAATCAAGTCCAGAAGTAGATGTAGTCTGAGACGAAACTTGTGGAACCTGATAATAAGCAGTATTCATATCTACACCAGTTGCATAGTCTGCTTCTCCAGAAACACCAGATTCCCAAACGAAGCATCTCATCTGTGAAGAAATAGAATCATTAACGAATGTATAGCCTCTCTTAGTACCTGCAGCTGCCTGTGTGTCAAGGTTAAAGAAATAATTACCACCCATGACATTGTAATAAGGAATAACTACACCAGAATTTTGTATAACTTCTTTTACCTTTTCTAAATCAATAGAAGCGGTATGAACGTAATAAACTGGATTACTTGCTCCGCCACCATTTGCGAAGACGACATTATTTGAATTTACGATTGCGCTCATTTTAAAAACTCCTTACTTATTTATTTAATGATATACTACTTCATAGTTTATGCGTTTAAATGGCTGATCTCCACGTTCGTCTGTAACATCTGTAATTGTCTGGCCTGATACAGTCCAAGCAGAACCTATATAACCAAATCCACAAGCTGTAGGTGTAAAATCCCAAGCTGTACTTTCTGAACTGAACACTGCGCTCCTTAATGTACCACCATAGCCAAGAGTGCCTGGAAGATATAAAAGAGATTTTATGTGATGTTGGTTATTTTCTGTACCACCATAAAAATATAGATTATACGGAGCACTACCTGTTCTATCTGTGTAGGCAGTAACAGTGAATTTTACTGGAATTTGTGGAATACTTGCTAAATAATATCCATAATATAAGCCATTTCCTGTTACAGGTTCATATACTTTAGTATTGAATGTGCTAGATTGTCCTGTAGCTGTATATGTTGCTGTTTGTGTATAGTTAGCTTTAGCTGTAACATTACCCCCATTGAAATTAAATTGAGAGCCTGTTAAAGTAGCTCCAGTTATGGAATAGTTATTAAAAAAATAACCATTGTTTGGTGTTTGTGATAAAGTTACAGTGTCACCATCATATCCACTAAGTTTATTAGCAGCTATAGTTCCACCTTGAGTTTGGGTTAAAGTTAGATATCTAGGATCTGGAATATAATACTTTAAAACGAGCTCATTACCACCAAAGGTAAGAGTCTCGCCATTAAATGCAAATGATTTTGTGTCTATTACATAACTCATAGATTACCAGTTTGCAGAAGCAGATTGAACGTGATTCAATAAAGCTTTAAGTGCTGAAATATCACTAGTATTCAATGTCTGATTTAATGACCAATCATCATTATAGAAATTAATATAGCCAGGTGTTAAATCTACGGCGCCTCTAGTTCCATCACCAGCAGAACCTTCAATTCTAAATCTTGTAGCTCCATCTCCTGCAGTAGTATACCAACGGTTGTTTCCTGTAGAGTCATAAACATCCATTCCACGTGGACCAAATGAAGCAGAACCATGACTATTCCAGAATCTTAATCTTTCAGAACCTAATTGCCATACTTTAGAAGCTTCAGGATCTTCAAACGATGTTATTGCAGAATTAGCAGAACGATAAACTAAAGCACCATTAAATAGACCTATACTAGAACAAGTTCCATCAGCATAGCTAGAATGCGAATTAGGACCGATAGTCCCAGAATTCCAGTTCATCTGTAAGAAACCACCACCTGCACCGTCTACTTCAGCCCAGAATGAATGGCCATCTTCATAATTCTGACCAACCTGTAAATGAGCTTCATTCTCATTTTCCTTATTCTGGTTATACATTTCAACCCAGCCAGAAGTAGAAGTAACTCTAATACCAGAAGCTATATTGTAAACTGTAGTTCCTGAATCACCTGTAGTTATGTTTGTATATGGCAGATATTGTCCAGAAACACCTATAAAAATAGTATCATTTGGTTTAGTAATAGAAATACCAGATACACCACTAACAGGAACTTGAGGATTAGAACCACCAGCATTAAATGCCGTTCCATTATAACCAGTAATCTTTCCGTTTGCAGTTTCCCAGCCACCAGTTACGACAGTTGCAGTCTGAGAAGATATAGCACCATTTGCAGAAGTAGAAGATACAGCATAGCGGCTACGTTCAGAAGACAATGCAGAACTGTTATATCCAGTGATATAACCATTGCCAAAGTTCAAAGCACTTTCATACATGACTCCTTCGACTTCTGGTAATCCAGAAATACCAATAACAGTAGAAGCAGAAGTATCTTCAACGAAATAGAGTGGTGATTGCACTCCAAGTCTTGCTGTTTGCGCAGAAATGGTTCCTGTGGTCGTAGAATTGTCAACGACTATTGGAGATATACCTGTGTAAATTTTGCCTTCAGAAGGTGATTCTGCGTGAAATGCGGAACCACTATAACCAGTGATTTCATTACTTGCATTATACTCCCAACCGTCAGCTACATAATTTGCGCTTTCTGCAACATAAGAATAGTTTGCAGTTTCAGCATTGAATGCACCTTCAGCAGATACAGCATAGAGAGCATCACCAGAAATACTAGAAACGAGATGACCGCCTGGAGTATAATCCAAGGCAGAATTTTCCACATAAGGAAGTCCTGTTACAGCAGGAATCTGAGCAGTTGCTTGGTCATATGCATAGCTTGAAGCACTCTGAATATCATCAGTCCAATCACGACCAGAAAAAGCAGAATCGTGAATACCTATAACTGTAGCAGTTTGACTATCTTCAACGAAATAGAGAGGATCCTGAACTCCAAGTAAAGCGGATTTTGCAGAAATTCTCATTTCTTCATTATTAACAACAATTGGAGATATACCTTCATATCTGCCACCGCCGCCGGCACCTGCAAAAGCTGAATTATTGTATGCAGTGATAAAACCGTCTTCATCATGTTCCCAACCACCGTCAAGGAAGTTAGCGGTTAATGCAGTATAAGCTACATTAGCAATCTCAGCATTTAAAGCAGAAGAAGCAGAATTAGCAAAATTTGCAGTTGCTACGAAATTGGCAGAATCAGCATGTGTTGCACTGTCAGCATAAGTTGCATGGTCAGCATCGTCTGCGTGATAAGAATTATTTGCAGATTCTGCAAAGAAACCATCGCCAGAAATAGACGAAATTAGATTACCATTATAACCTAATGCAGAATTCTGAACGTATGGTAAATTAGTTACATCCTGATGAGCTGTTAAATAATTCTGTTCGTCAACCCAAGCAGTAGACTTATTAAAAGCAGAATCGACTATTGCAGCCGAATCACATGGACATTCTTCACCTGTATAAATTGCAGAACCAGAGTAACCGGAAATTTCTCCTTCTGGCGTATATTCCCAGCCAGAATTGTAAACATCACCACCAGCTGTTGGAATTGCTGCGCCTCTCAATAAACGGTTATTGTTGGATAGTAAATTCATGTCTAAAAACTCCTGTAATTATTTATACTACGCTTATTTCCAGTTAGATGGTATTCGAGCTAACTCAGCGGCACCTTGTGGTGTATTAATTCCACAATTATAGAATGTATAGCTATGACTAGTCGGCGGAATTGTTTGCGTTGTCATTTGATTGTATAATGCTAATGCACCTGAAATAACATTAGTACATCCATAAAAAGCGAAATCTGTATATTTAATATTTGTTGTATTTAATAAAGGGACATATTTTAATGAACTACAATTATAATAGCTAAATCCAATTGAAGTTATAGCTGATGTATTTAATAATGCACCTGCAGTTAATTTATAACATGTTGAAAATATACTGTTCATTTTGGTTGCTTTTCTAACATCAAATTCAGGAATAGTAGTTAAAGTTTGACAGTCTTCAAATAAATGACTAATATCGTCAGCATTCGAAAGATCAAATAATGATACTGATGTTAAAGCTTTACAAGAAACAAAAACATTTGGTAAAGCAGTAACATTTGTTGTATTTGCACCTAATATATCTGTTAATGCAGAATTACCATTAAATAATCCATACCAAGAGTTACTGGCTTTGTATATATCCCATATATTATTTTGACTATCTACAAGAGTTTGTGTATCACCCATTGTAGGAGTATAACCATTTTTAAATTTAACACGTATTGTATTAGATGGTAAGTTTAAAGGATTATATTTATCAACAAAGCTTCCTGCTATGTTTATATTTGAATTTAAGAACATAAAATTATTAGCTGTTAATGTAGATCCAGTAATATCTAATGTATTTAAAATATATCCATCATCAGGAACAGTAGTTATTGTGGCAACATCTCCACTAAATCCAGACATCTTATCAGAAGATATAGTTCCATGAATAGTAGGTTGTATTGTCACATTTTTTGCAGTCTCTATATTAGCTAGTGCTGTTATATCGCTTCCAGTAAATCTAAAATTATTACCAGTTAATATAGTGCCAGTAACATCATAAGAATTAAGTTTTTCATTCCAAGCTAAATTAACACTTAATGAAGCTGTATCACCAATAAAACCAGAATTCTTTGTGGAATTGCAGTCTATAGTAGTGACATTTTTAGCAGTTTCGAAGTTTGCTTGAGCTGTAATATCAGAACCAGTAAACCTAAAATCATTTCCTGTTAAAGTAGAACCAGTAATAGAATAAGAGCTAAACTTTTCATTCCATGCAGGAGTATTGCTTAACGAAGCTGTGTCGCCGATAAAACCAGAATTCTTTGTGGAATCACAGTTTATAGTAGTAACGTTCTTAGCTGTCTCATAATTAGCCTGAGCAGTGACATCATTATTAAGAATGAAATTATTACCTGTCAACGTTGCACCAGTAATGGAATAAGAACTGAATTTTTCATTCCAAGCCGGTTCGTCAACCAGAGTAGCTTCAGTGCCCTTGTAACCAGATTCAGGAACAGAATGACATCTGTTTGCGGAGACTTCGTAAACATCTATATACCTAGACAAGGCATGATGATTATAAGGATTCGTTAAAACATGTTTTTCTTTTATCATTTCAATTTATCCTTTATCCACGATAAATCAGTCTGAATCTGTGCAAGTTTAGTGGCTAAGTCCAAAGACTTTATAGCTTCGATTTCATTTTCCAATACGGCAATCTTTGCAGCCAACTTATCGTTATCATCATCTCTTTTCTTTCCTGTAGAATTACGCTGCAAATATATTATGACGTAAACAACAACAGCCGCTATGATAGCTGTTGCGTTACCAGATTGAAATGCATTTGTCAGAAGTTCTTCCATTTATTCTACATCCTTAATTAAACGAACTGAAAAACCTAATGTTTTTGGTTGGTAGTATAACACTATAGAATATGAAGAACTACTTAAAGGAAATTCCCAAGCGTTTGTTTCTGAATATTCATCTAAAAGCCAAAAAATCGCATTAGTTCCAAATGAATTAAATGTTCCATCACTATAATATCCAACTGGTAATGCAGTAAAACCATAAGTGTCCGAACCGGTTATAGTCCATCCATAGGTTGCTTTAAGAGAATTTGGACTATTTGATACATAGTTTTTTAAAGTATCTGCTTCTGCATACGATGGCAAATGCCATCCAGGAATAGAAGCTGCAACTCTAAGAGCTGCATCCCATGTATAGTAATATTCAACTACATCACCTTGTCCATAGTTTACAGTTTGCGTATAAATGCCTTCTCCACCGTCGTCTATAGCTAAGTTTTTACTCATCCAGGTTTGACTTCCAATAGTAACTTCATCAAATACTGGAACTGGTGGAGTAGGTGGAGTAATAGATTTTATTAGCCATTTATCTGTAGTGGTATTTTTTAATACTTTTCCTTGTGCTGTATAAATTGTTGTCATATTCAAACCCTCTTTTATGCTATAAGATTTGTCAGAAGTTCTTCCATTTATCATTCCTTATATGTTAACCTGTTTTCATCTGAACCGTATTTAAGGAATGTAGTCTGTTCATCAGGTAAATTTTCGATAAATGTTACTGTTAGCCAGCAATCGCCTAAAGTAGAGGAATCTCTGCCTGTGTAATTTTTTATTGTCAATACTTTATTACTCCAAGTTGCAACAATCCTTTCGGTTCCAACACCGCCACGTTCTGCAGAAATAAGAATTGTGTAACATTCTTTTGAACAAGTTATTGTATATGTTCCTGTTCCAGTTCTTGAAGCAGATTTACAGATTCCTTTTAATTGCCAAGTTGGACTTGTTCCATTTTTTTGTGTTGCTTGTCCTATTACTCTAATCATTGTACTACCACAAAACTATAATTTGCATTGTTATTAACGGCATCACCTTTTTGATTCATTACATTAAAAGTAAAGCCTGTATTATTATAACTATAACTTCTAAGTAATGTTCCATTAGTACTTACAAGACCATATATACCATATAAATTTGAAGTTAAAGAATCATCAAATTTAGCATATATGTTATAGCTATTTTGACCTGTTAGACTTAATCCTTCTTGTATTTGCGCTGCTGAGGTAGCATTACTATTAGAATTAGCCACAATGGCCAAGATCTTAGGGAGTCCACTATCAGGCCCAGTATAATAAGACCTAGGTCCAAACATAACAACACCTCTTCTAGTAGCAGCAGAATTATAGTCAATAGTAACTTTATTAGCTGTGCCTTCATAACCATAAACACCTCCTACTAAGCCACCAACTAAATCACCGCCAAGCATAAATGATAATTTTGTTTTATCTGTACCCGTTATAGTGTTATCAAAATTAATTGTCCATGTGTTATTACCTGCTGTTGTTATTGTTCCAAAATTTTTCTTATAAAGAAAATTATTAGCAGACATACACGCTGCCAAAGGAACAATGTCAGTGCCCGTTCCTTCTGGATAATAACTATATTGTAGTTTGTAAATATCTGACATTAGTTACCTCTTATTACAAATGATTTATACCAACAATTTTAATAAGTTTTGAAGGTGATGCAGCAGTAGATGCAGCAGTGCCTTGTAAACTAAATTGTCTTGCCGAGAAAACATTTATTGTATTTGTATTATTACCAGAAATTAAAAATTGATTAAATCTAAGAGCTGCAGCATTAGCACCAGCTCCCCAGGCAACACAGTTAAGATTATCATTAGTCATTTCTTTAGTATACCACTTAGCAATAAGTTGTGTCTGATGGCCGGGATAACCTTGTCCATAAATTTCAACATATTCAAAGTTTGCTGGAGATTCACTTAATGCAAATGAAGATGTCGCCGACACATAATGATTACCTGCCCACAGCACCGTTTCATCATTGCTGAATACCAATGTATTATCAACCAGATTAACCTTTACACCAGGTCCAGCAGAAATAGGCAGAGCACTTCCACCCCAAGCACCAGAATTAGCAGATACATTGTCAATCGTAGCATTGATATCACCAGATGTAGCGGTTACGTAATCTGTTGCAGCTGAAATACCGCTAATGTTTATCTCTTCAAATTCAACTTCTTCCTCTTCAGGTAATTGAGTGGCAAATGCAGAACCAGAATATGCACTAATGTTACCACTACCATCATATTCTAAGCCACTCTCGACCATTACGCCTTCAGGAACATCAGAACCAGCAGTAATTTCGGTCCAACCAGCTGTAGTAAGACCATATTGTGCGGTTCCAGTAACACTAGCAGAATTAGCATAAGCTGTCATGTCAGCAGTCAACTGATAATCAGCCAAAGATTGATGAGCAGTCAAGTAACCCGCCGGATTTTCATTCATCGGATAGAAGTTACCAGAATCAGACGTTAACAAGAAGTTTGCACTGTCACTTGCACTTAAGTAATCACCAGCATCCTGTTTTGCAGTCAAAGATTCAACTGTCGCATAGGCTGTCATTCCAGTAATGTCTTGCTTACCAGTTAAATCACCAGTTGTAGCCATGTCAGCAATGTCTGCTGTGTAAACTAAATCTTGCGGTAATGCTGTTAAAAATGTTCCTGAATCAGCAGTTGTAAGGTAATCTCCAGCAGGCTGATATGCGGTCATTCCTGCGATAGTCTGATAATCACTCAAATCCTGGTGGGCTGTTAAGAAAGTTCCACTAACATCGCTAAATGCTGTAGTATCAAGTTTAGCACTTACATTATTCCAGGTTGCGCTATTATCAATAACAGCCTGTTCAACTTCTGGATTACCACCCTGTGCAGTAACAGAAATAACAGTCTTTTGTTCTAAAGGATAATCTACGATAGAAATACCAGAACCAGCTGAGAGTTCAAAGTCACCACTTACTCCGCCACCTTGACCTGCAAATGCAGTACCATTATATCCAGTAATCTTATTATCAGAAATTTCAAGAAGGTCAGCACTCATTAAGCCATCTAATGACTGATGAGCAGTCAAGAAATCACCAGATACAGTAGAAAAAGCAGTGCTGTCAAGTTTAGAACTAAGCCCAGACTGTAAAGTATTTTCTGTAACGTATTCTGAAGGGACAGCGGTGAGAAAATCGCCAGAAACAGTTGAGAAAGCTGTTGTGTCAAGCTTGTTACTGATGTCTTGATGGGCTGTGAGATAGCCAGATGGGTTGCTTGTGGACGGATAAAAAGCAGATTCCATGTATTCTTTCATGTAACTCTGATTTTCAACCCAATCTTGTGTAGCATAAGAGCTTAATTCGTCATGAACAACATAGTCCCCAGCACTCTGATAATTGCCTGCAGGTTGTAAACCAGTAACACTAATAGTATGACCGTCAATATCAACGTAAGATCCTGCTTCATATTCTGTTCCTTCTGCCCACTGTGCACTATTTGCTATAACGGCGTCTGAAGCTTCGTCCCATTTACCTGATAAAGCTGATGGAATTTCTGTCTGAGCTGAGCAGCCAATAATACAGCCTTCCTCGTCGTCCTGAACGAAATATAACGGATCCTGGACGCCAAGAGGCACATGATTAGCCGAAATCTTGTCTTCAACATTGTTTACTACGATCGGGTCTATGCCAGTATAGACTTTACCAAGCTGTCCAGTCAGATACGGCATATAAACCTGAACATCACCGACTGTCCAAGCAGAAACGGCGATAGATTCAGATGGCGTAACTACTACATTAGCCGTAGAATGTTCACCTTTAGATGCTAAATATTTCTTTACAGAGAATAATTCAGAGTCATAGGCATCAAATACGACCATTTCATAGTCGAATGCCGGATTAACGTAAACAGGACCCATACCTAGGTTATTGAGGATTCTAGGATTCTCAGCTGGTACGCTACCTTCAACGTCCTCGTAAATATCTGCTAATCTAGTTCTTCCAATGTAGTAAACTGCAATTTTACCATCTGATAATACAGTTCCATTATAATCTTGGAATTCTAGAGCTTCTTCAAAGAGAGGTACTAAATTCATTTTTTTACACTTCCTTGGGTTTACAAAACCAACATCATTTATTATATTTATTAGACATGAAAACAGTTCAAATCAATAGAAATTTAATCCTTAGAGAAGACGGTAAACTTTTCAATGCGCATACTGGTGAAGAATATATACCGCCGATTTGCAATCGTTATTACGTTGTAGCTATAAAACATGTCAATAAGGCAGTACATAGACTTGTAATGCAATATTTTGGTCCACCAAAGCCATCACCAAAACATCAAGTTGATCATATTAACAGAAATCCATTAGACAATAGGTTAGAGAATTTAAGATGGGTGACATCTAGTGAAAATAATAGTAATAAAAAGAATAATTTACCTATTGGACAAAGAAAATGTGATATTAACGACGATAAACTATATTATTATATAAGAAACAGAGAAAATCATAGAAAAAAGAAAGAGGGTGTTTAGCCCTCTTTTTTGTTAAATTACTCTTGCAATGACGCCTTGGTTTCTGTCATGGTCTCCTTGTTGGACAATTCTGATATAATCGCTATAACTTAAAATTGCCAGCCTGAAGAAATCGCCGTTGTTAATAGCATCATCGTGTGCTAATGGATATAAGAACCAGTTTGTATGGATAAACATATCATAAGTCAAAGAGTTATACGGACTGTTAACCCAGCTGTAATATTTTATTAACGTATTAGGTCCCTTAACCGACTGCTGCCACCAATAACTGTTGTCACCTGTTGGCATTACACGTTTGCTGGCACTTTGATACTTATAAAGATCAGCAGTGTTAGTACCTATGTAAACAGTTTCTTTCTTATAACCCTGGTTATCAGCTACAGTGACACCTCTCATATCAGTAGCAGGGCAATTTCCGGTATTTCCTTCATAAACAACGTTAAATACATTTTTATTAGTTGCAATAAAAGTTTTACCATAGTTGGAGCCTGTTCTATGCTGCCAATACCTTGCCCTGAGACCTTCTGTATTACCTAAGAAAAGGTTATTTGTTATGTTCCATTGTGCAACACAGTCGTAAACATTATCTTGTGCATAACCATTGATAGTATCTACTTTTGTAAATTCTATCGGGTTATTGTTATTGAAAGTATTAGATTCCAATGTAACTTGGCCAATATAATAAACATCGTTAAGCTTATGAGGATAAATCTTAATGGTGTTGTTAGTAGTTATACAGTTTTTCATAGTTATACGCTTTACGTAATAACTATTGTTTTCCTGGAAAGTACAATTTGTAAATTCAATGTAGGAGTGGTCAAAATCATTATCTTGAGCCCAGTTTAAACCGAAACCAACTTCGCAGTTTTTACATATTATCTGCTTATTGTGGTTTGTCCAGAATGAATTACCATAAACCTTTGAATTTTCTGCCCACATTGCAGCAAACGAAGGTTCTACAGAGAATGTAATATTAGAGTTATCTTCAACTGTAATATATCTGCATGTGCAATTAACATAGCCACACTTAACATGCTTAAGATAAACATCAAGACCTGATTTAGAGATAATCAAATTACCAGTTACGTAAGCATTTCTAAGCTCAATCAAGCCACCTGTGAACGAGAGATTACCAATTTCTCTACCAGCCAAATCAACAAATGTAGCACCATCTGCAACCTTTGCGTTTACATAGGCTGTAACGTTCGTGAAGTTATCTAACTGAATTCTGTTCAAAGCTGAAGTTCTTGCATAAACTGTAGAGTTCCAGTCAACAGAAGCCGGATTATTCCACCAGTTATCTTTAATGTCTGTATAGGCAAAGCTGAGTCTGTCTGTAGAATTAAAGATACGTTCAGCATTGATTGCACAGTTACTGAAAGTAATACGAGAATTATCACCACTGTAGGTTACTGGCAGTCTAGTCTGACCTTCGATAATCTTGTTCTGCAAAGGATAGTTTGCGTTCTGTAAAGTATGGTTTAAGAAGTTGTCACGTTCGTCGAAAATGAATTTCTTAGCACCACAAGTAAGATAACCAGCCATGGTTTTAAACCAGCTAGAATGAGCTTCCTGTTCAGGATCTCTGAAATCAAAGTCGCAGATAGCACTTTGTGGCTCACCGATGACCTTTAAATTACCGCAATAGAAATAATTACAGAGGAACGTAGTATTTGCATCTAATAATACTTTCTTGTCAGTATTGATATTTGTGTCTATATTATACTCTCCTGGAACAAACCAGATACCTGGAGCAGTAGGAATAAGATTAGTACCAACTTTAGCTACATAAGAAGTGAATGCATTGATATTGGCTACATGACCAGGATAAACACCGTAGTAGCTAGAAGGCAAATATTCACCAGAGAATACCAATATCCAACGACCTGTTGAAGAAACATCAGAAGCAACAACATAGCCGTTGTCGGCGTCTTGAGAACAAGTTTCGTCCCAAACATACTGTCTCATCGGGCAGTCGAAAGCATTGAAATAACCAAGAACGTTAACTGAAGAATTTACAGAAGGGTCAAGGTCTTTCAAATCCTCAATACCGACTACATATTCCCTAGATTCTGAGTTTTCGTTTTCGCCAGCATAGAAATCTCTAATGAATTCGAAAATCTCGTGGTTATTTTCATCGCGGCCTAAATACTTATAAACTCTAACATACACAATCCTGTCGCAAAAGATTGTTTGCGTTACACGGCCTTCAATATCTAACCTAACTGGGTTAGTCATAACTGTGTATTCATCGTCAGAATAACTCCAGATTGTCAAAAAGTTATTAGAAACGGGGTCGAGAATTTCAACCTTACCGTTTACTAATGGCTGTTCGTTTAAATCTAAGAATCTTTCGTTTTGGTTAATTACGGGAATTCTATACATTATGCATTCTCCTTAACAATCTTATTTGCTGTCTTGGCATTAGTTTCATGCATCTTAGCTATAGACTGTTTGGTCTTAGCTTCTGAAACTTTAACCTCGTTTTCAGCCTTTATAGCATCAGCCTGAGTTTTCATCATCTGGCTATCCATTTTCATACCTTCACGTTCAAGTTCCATTTTCTGTTTTTCTTGTTCGTTGGCCATTTCCATTAGGTCCTTGTCAGTTAAGCTACCGTCAAGCTTGTGCTGAAGTATCATTTTTTCAAGTTCGTTCTTGTGTTTGAACTCTTCTAAGGTGAATTCGCGTTCCAAAGCATAGCCCTTAAGTTCAATCTGACGCTTAGAATCTTCAAGTTCCTTAGAAAGCTGTGCAATCTGCATATCACGCTGCTTGATTTCCTGGTTAGCCTGATTAATGAGTTCCTGATCCTGCATTTCCTGAGCTGTCGGCATAGGCTGTAACAATTCTACTAATGTTCTGACATATTCGTTATCCTGTTCGACATTAGCCATTGCTATTAAAAGCTTACGCTGGTCCTGCGGCTCTGTAATTAAAGGAGCCATTTGCTGCAATATTACTCTTGCTTCTTGCTTCTTGAGAGCGTCGTCAGGTCCCTGGACACATGTAATCTTTATAGCACCGTAAAGCGGCTGTCCCTGTATCATTTCGAAAAGACACATACCAGCTACAGTCAAAGATGTTCTTAAATTGTAGATATAGGCTCTGATATTATTCTGGAAAACCTTAGAAGCAGTCAATACTTCAGTAGCTGTCTTTTCAGTTTCAGATTCAAGACCGATAGCCGGTATACCAATAATAGCGTTAACCATCTGTAAGGACTGGCTAAACATTTCACCGACATCGCCTAAAGGAATTTCATTGTTTAATCTTTGCGGAGCTTCCAGTTCTCTCTTACCGTCTGCAGACCACTTATTGTAGATTAACAACGGATTCAATGTCTTATTAGAATCTCTGAAATACTTTTCATTACCTTCGATAGATTCAGAATCGCAAATCCATGTATTTTTCGGAGAGGTAGCTAAACGTACTAGTATATTAGAATAAGAATAATTGATTAGCTTCTGAACTCCTTTCATCTGGTCAACTATACCGTGCCATAGTTCTTTTTCACCGTCATAGAACTTTTCACCGAAGAGAGGAATAACCGGAATATAAGTCATAGGTAACTGTATAGCTTCTACAATGTCGTTACCTATAAGCCTATAGCATACAACCTGTCCATGTCTCTTTACCCAATAGGTAACGAGTGGCATATATTCTTTTCTGTCATATTCCTGGCTAATGTCTACGGCTGGCTGGTCTAATGAAGAAATATCGATACCGTAGTTATTTTCTACCCAACGTCTTGATTTTAATTCGACGATTGCGGCTTCATTTGCATCTGAGCCGTTTAATTTTGTTATTTCAGGGTCGAGGTAGATATTATCTAAATCTGAAATTGTGTAAAGGGTAGGTTCTGGATTTCCGTCGACACCATAATCTGTAGTGAGTACCAATACGCCTAAACCGAAAGATACAGAAGATTCCAAAGCTTCGAGACATGCTGTAGAATTTTCTGGGCTTTCAAGGAATGTAATACCGGCTTGATTGAATAATTCAGAATCTTTGCCTGTAGAATTATCAACTACACGCCATCTATAAGGTTGTTCTCTATAAGTATTAACGATTGTTCTTACTGCGTTAGCCACTACATTGAGCTTATTAGAAGCTCTGTCCTTACCTAAAATATCAATATCTTCTTTGGCTAACTGGTCACCGCCTAGATATTTGCGGTCTTCCTTGATTCTTTCAAGAGTCGGTTTCCATTTCTTTCTGGAACGTCGTTCAAATTCTTTAAATTTCTTGATTGGGTCGAAATCGTTATCGACTGAAATATTTTCTATCATATCCATTTATTTTACCTTTTAGGACCTTACGGTTCACCATGAACCAACCTATTACGTATTATTTATTTAACGAAAAAACCCCTAGGTTTATCACCTAGAGGTTCTAGTTTAATAGGAGAAACAAGATATTAGTGGAGCCATTGAGAATCGAACTCAACCAACAACTTTGCAAAAGTCATTCGCCAGCCTTGGAACATGTGGTCCCATCGCTGCCTATCCAGTATTGAAGTGAAATGAGTGACAAGTTATTAACGTGAAACAATAGACTGGAAGGCAGTGTATTTTATTTATGTTATTTCATAAAATTCTTTTTGCCATTCATCAGTGACGCTTTTAGGAACTTCCACGAGTTTTGAAACGACATCTAATCTATACTTTTTATACTCTTCAAGCTTTTTACTACCCCATGCACGTTGCTTATCTGTTATAGGCTCACCTTGTTTATTGACACCTTTTTCAAGCCAACGTTGCAAACCCATTTCTGATTTTTCCACAGCTCTTAACTTCTTATCTTCACATTGCTGTTTAACTGCTGCAATAGTTTCATCTATTTCTTTGAAAATCTCATCAATGTTTGCATCAGGATCGTCATAGCCAGCAGAATTTACTGGATAAAACATTTTTACGATTAGATTTGTATTTTCTTTTGAACTCATGTAATTTCCTTTCTATCGATGTTTAACGTGCTTAAATATAGTAACTTTTTGAACGTCGTTTTAGAACAGCATTTTAATCTGGTCTTTTTATACACGTTCATTCATCCATAGGTGCGCCGTAAGGCGTCGAAGGCGCTGGCGCCGAGACAAACCTGCCCGAAGGGCATTTAAACGATTGTAGGCACGTTTATGGACGATTATTAAAGTGTATAACTACCCATTTAATTTAGCATGCTTGTTGTTGACACGCTTGACTCATGTGCTTGCTCTGCTGCGCTAGGGCTTCGCGCTCGCAAGCATCTTATGTTTTGGATAGATCTCGGCTAGGAGCTGCCGAAATCATTTGATCTCGTGGTTTTACGTTATTGCTTATGGTATCGGTCTTGCTGTATACCAGCTACATCAATAACAACCTTAGACGCCGTATGTAATGTTTGCGAAACATTACTCGATGGAACAGGTTATCAAGGTTACGTTCAGCCATGGGTTTGGAGTTACGAACTTATCGCTTGAGCTTATTATAGGTTTCCTCACCTATAACCTGCTATATACTTACCAGTCGCGAGATTATTTCAATTACTTTAGAAATGTATTCCCTGGGCCGCTGTTGGATATATAGTTTACTCTCTCTTTAATATGTCTCTTCAGTGAGATGAGCTAGTTGTCTGCGTCAGTCTTCTTCTTATTTAAGTTCTGCTTCGTCTGTTTCAATCCTGGGTTATTGCCAGTCAGATTCTTGACATAATTAAAAAAGGACTCACAGTGGTTGCAGCACCGTAAGCCCGTTTATCGATAAAAAGAAACTCTTTTTCTTCACAAGTATCAGTTCTGCAACAACCTATCTACTTTTATTTATGTTATCAAATATAGCAATTATTGTAATTTCGTAAACAAATTTTTTGCATTCTCGAAAGTTATTCTGTGATTTTCAGAATTTTGTAAATTTTTATTTACAAAAAGCCAAATGTTTGCTATATTATAGTTACAGAGGTTAACAAAATGGGAAGAAAGAAAAATACAGATTATGTAAACAACAAAGAATTGAAAGAATTATTGGTATATTGGCTAGAGCATAACCCTAATGAAACTGGTGAATGGTTAGACAAATACGAAAAGACAATAACTAAAAAGCGTGGAATTGACGAAAACACAGCCAAGTGGATTAAGAAAAGACGCGAACTTTATGCTACTCCCAGGAGAATGACGCCAGAGTTCAGGATTTGCGAACGTAAACTGTTTGAAGCAGTTTACAAGATTGTCCAGGGTAGAGTAGCATGCTTCCAATTTAAGCCTGAAGAAAAAGAAGACTTGATACAGGAAATAATGTTGACTGAAGTCAAATACTTAACACGCTATAACGAATTGATGGACACATCAGCTTTTGCATACGTTACACAGTTGGCTAACAATGCTATTAAGCTATATTTGGGACAGGACAATGATAGCCGTTGGTGTAGAATTCCCTGGAACGAATTAACGGATGAACATTGTGCCTTGCTTTATGGAGTTGACAAAGATGCGTGGGAAGAGTAATCAATCGGCAAAGACTAAATTCAGAGCTACTAAAAAATGGAAAGAATTTAGAGATTATATGCGAAAAAAGCAAATTATAGACCCTGTTACAGGTCAGAAATTAACTCGTATGGCTAATCTACATCATTGTGATTTAGATGAAGCTAACTATGAAGATTTAAGCAACGAGGATAATTTTGTATTTCTCAACCAGATGACACATAAGTGTGTTCATTTTTTATTCTCTAAGTCTAAGCCTACACAATGGAGAGAAAGAATTGAAAAGCTAATTCCTATACTAGAAAAAATGGAAAAATTAAATAGTTAGCATTTGCAAGAAAAAATTTACTATCTTTTATAAATAAAATGTTGAAATAAAATAATTATAAAAGGTGGAAGATGATTGCAAAACAAATAAAAAGATTCTGCTCAACTCCAGAGCAAATAGAAAATTACGAAAAAGCAATAAACGACGATAGCCAAGTATGGAGTTGTCATCATAGATTAGAACTCGACGAGAACGGCAATAATCAATATACTAGAGACGATTTGAAAGCTAAAGGATTATATTATAACAGGCCACCTGAAGAGTTAATTTTCCTTACAACTAGAGAACATCGTTTATTGCATTTGAATGAAGAGACTAGAGCTAAAATGGGTGAAATCCAGACAAAATCTTGGACACCGAAAAGACGTAGAAAACATAGAGAATATGCAGAAAACAAAAGAAAAAACGGTATGACTGCAACCGGTATAGAACAGCTAAGAAGCGATGAAGATTATAGAAATTACCAGAGGGAAATGCAGCGCCAGTATAGAGAGAATAACCCAGAAATAATGGAATATTATAAGCAATACTGGCAAAAGAAAAGAGACGAAAGAAAGCAAAATAATATAAACAAGCTTGCTGCTGTTTTTGAAGAACAAGGTATTAAGTGGGTTATGGCTGGACATAAGTTCATTCTGACAGAAGAAGGTAAACTTTTTAATATTAGCGATGGAACTGAATATAAAGGCGGATATACCTATAAGGGCTATAGAAACATAATCATCCAAGGTAAAAGAAAATATATCCACACATTGGTTGCAGAAGCCTTTATACCTAATCCGAATAACTTAAAAGGTATAGAGCATTTAGATGGAAATCCACATAACAATAACGTAAAGAATTTAAGATGGTCAGAAAAAAGAAGTTACATAAAGAAGGAGAACTAATGGATAATTATATAATTTTTACACATAAGCCAATTACTCCTCCATCTGGATATGAAGTTATCGACAATACCACTTCAGATTTAGACCATAGACTTTGGTCAGAACTTAGTGGTATGAAGATAGTTTATGACAAGCTAGCACAGTATACTGAGGAAGTAAAGGCTGGCACAAGAAATCCTAACGAACATTGGCTATACCTTAACCATTACCGTAGACGTTTCGACAGTGACTGTTACAGGAGAATTTACGTTCCGCAACCTATGTTCTTCCAATGCTCGCTTGCCCAACAGTACGACTATTTCCATGAGATAGAAGACCTGAAGGCATGCGGTCAAGCGTTAAAAGAAATGTACCCTACATTGGTAGGTTCTTTCGAACAGACACTGAATGGCAACATGCTCATTCCGTATATCATAGGAATTATGCCGGAAGGACAGTTCATGGACTACTTCAATTTCTTGCATACAGTGCTCTCTAGGACTATGGAAATCATTGGTTGTAAAACATACGATGACGTCATGAAAAGGGTCACAGAAGGCAATTATGTGCGAGATAACAAGGACAGGAACAACGATCCTAAGTATCAGGTAAGGATATTATCGTTTTTAGCTGAGCGCCTCGGGACAATGTATTGGAAAAATATAGCAATGCAAACTCCAGTTTTTCCTGCGCAGTTAATTAAAACAGAAGGAGCTTTTTAATCGTGGATAAAATTATAATTTCAAAAAAGTATTATATAAAGCCTGATGGTAAAATTTATAGAATAAATGATGATAGTGAATTTATTCCAAAATCTAAACCAAAAGGATATTACATGATTAATTTAAATAAAAAACTCACTTATATTCATCATTTAGTAATGGAACTTTTTGGACCACCTAAGCCAGGACCTGAATATCAAATTGATCATATTAATAGAATTTCTGATGACAATAGGATTGAAAATCTTAGATGGGTAACAGCAAAAGAAAATATGAATAACAGAAATTGCTCACTTAATATGACAGATGAAGAAAAATATGAAAGAAAAAAAGAACAAAATGTAGTGTCAAGGAATAAGTATAAATTAGAACGAAATGAATATTGTAAAAATTATTGCAAAGAGCATAGAGCGGAAAGAAATAAAAAGCACAAAGAATGGTTAGATGCACATCGAGAAGAGTATAATGCAAAGCGTCGTGAAAGGAGAAAACTGAAAAATGAATAAGGATATAATTTTATGCATATCGCCAGAATGGACTAACGGTGGTTGTGGTGTATTAAGGGTGCAGCATAACGTAAACTATATTAATCAGAATAGTAATGCATTCGGTGTAAAACTAATAATGTCTCCAATACCATTATTTGATACAAACTTATTACAGATGTGCAGGTGCATATTCATACAAAGACCATTTTCACCAATGCCGTGGCTTAAGAATTATAAGGAATTGCAGCCTAAATTTGGTTATTCTATCACAGGAGAATGCGATGATAATTTTACGACATATAAGGGTGAAAACATTCCAGACTATAATATGAGTTCATTGCAGCCACGTAACTGGGAAGCTATCGACAAGATTGTTTCTGAAAACTTACAGTATATCGATCGTATGATTCTTGCAACAGACTATCTTGCTAAAATTTTACATGAAAAATTCAATTACTGGAACACTGTAACAATTCCAAATGTTTGCACACGTTCTTTATGGGGTCGCGAGAGAAAAGATTTCTTTAGGAAAAAACCTGTGGTATTAAGTGCTGGGGCCATGCAACACTATAGAATGCCGCAGCCTATATCTCAACAATTTCCAGGAGGTGTTACTGCATTGCGTGGTGACTATTGTGGACAATGGCCAGAATGGATTATAAAAAATGTTAATGATATGGATTTACATTTCTTTGCAGACATTCCTTATTTTCTCAGTAAAATTGCTGACAGAATAACTATGCATCCGTGGAAAAGCACTGACCTGTATATTTCTGAATACAACAGAATAAGACCTGATATTGTAATAGCTCCATTAAAAGACAATATCTTTAATAGATGTAAAAGTAGGTTAAAGTTTACAGAAGCATGTGCAGCTGGTGCAATACTTATAGGAACAGATTTTGAAAATTCACCATATAATTGTATTCATCCTCTTTGCAAAGTTTCACCAGAGCCTACTATGGAAGAACTTGATAAAGTTTTCAAGACAGTAAAAGAACATTGGAAAGAAATATTGGAATATCAATATGATTGGATAAACAATAACGGTGAATGGCTTGAAAGCAATGACCATGTTCAGAAATGGTTAGCAGCTTTAACACCACCTAATCAAAAATTTATTTAAAGGAGGATAGATGGAAGACTGGCCAGTAGATGACGGAGTTGAGATAAGGGAACCTGAAAAGAAATAATACAAGTCCTGGGGTTAACAAACCTTGGGACTTTTTCTATACTTACATCGTTAAACAATCAACCAATGAGGTAATCAAATGAATATCTACTCTATCAATCCTATCACCGGCAAGATGATGCAGTTCGGTAGCTACGGCGAATACGTAAACACCATGGGCACTATCGCCAAGTCCAAAGTCAAGACCGTCCAGAATTATGAAGGTCTCGATGACCCTGATACTGCCGCCAAGTGGATTCGCGATAATATCAAGTTCTATATCAAGGACAAATGCTATACGATTAGCAAGGTAAAGGATGTCGAACGCCCGTCTGAAGAATCCCTTAAGGAAACCATCAAGAATACTGACGACCTTAACGTTGCACAGAAGTGCTGGGTTGTAGAACTCCTTAAGAACCTCAGCGAATATTGGATGTTCGGTGGTTCTATGACTTATTCTGAAATCAATGAATATTTCAGACCGATTAAGGCTGGTCAGTTTGGAACTTCCGGTATTGATGAAGAACTTATCCAGTACATGGAGGCTGTATAATGTCTAAAAAGTCTAAAATTTCCGAAGCTTACAAGAAACAGCTGGAATATATCGCAAATAAGTCTGATATTAAAACAATGTGTATTGAAGGAACTCTTATTACTTCTGAACAAGTTAAAACAGCAATGACTAGAAACATTTTTATTGGAACACATGTAGTTGCATATACAACTGATGGTAGTACATTTGTAGAAAATGTAGCACGTTCTTTATATCTTTATGATAATCAGCCTAATTTAGTTATGCCTGAGGGTGAAGAATTTGGCGCAGGTGTTCTCACAGATAATGTAAAGTTTTATATTAAAGCAAAAGATTGGACTATCGATGAACGTTCTGAATTAGTAAAGCATTTTTGTAAAAAGTAATCTTAAAAAGGGTGTCTGTGTTTTTACTTTTGCCTCACTTTACTGTTTACACATGACACCCTTTTTATTTAATAGTTGTCTGAAATAAAATTACCTCTAAATGCCCGTTGACATTTGTCACGGGTTTTTCTATATTACTTCATGTAATCAATAAGGGGTATCAAATGAAAAAGAATCTGAATGACAAGCTAAATGAAATCGTTCCGGCCATCGCTTATTATGGTGGTATTATTTGTGGAATTGTCCTATTTGGCTACGAGTTCGTCACTAAGACGTTCTAATAAAAAAGAGGGTATTTAACCCTCTAAATTATTCACCAAAAACATTATTGATTGATGGACTTCTTTCTGCAAGCCATTCATTATATGCTTTAACCATAGGATCTGTTTCTTTACCTTTAGGAGCAAAACCCATTTCCCAGTCTCTAGCATAGTTTTGTTTGTACCAGTCAATTTTAGCTCTATCAGTATCTTTAGGACCAGCTTTATACATTGATGTTGCATTTTTAGCAACACCTTGTTCTACAAATTGTTCACCAGGTAATGCTACATCTCTGACAAATTGACCAAATTTACCAATAGTAGGCGTATGTCTAACTTGCTGACGAATATCTTTTAATTGGTCTAAAGCTTCATCAGCTCGTTTTAATCCTTGTTCTTCTGTTTTACTATGTTTAACAAACATTTGTTTAACACTTTCAGGATTACGAACAGTATATCCACCATTAGTTCTACTTACTACAGAATTAAGATTAACGAAATCATTTATAGAATTTAATTTTATTTCAGTTACTAATTTTTCTTCAGCAACAGGATTACCAATTATTTTAGAGCCTTCAGCTAATTTACTCATTAATCTAGTTTTTACTTCATTATTAGGTAAATTTTGAATAGCCTTAGATATTTCATCATAAGTATTAGCTTTAAAGACATTTAATAAACCTGTTGCAGTATTGTCAATTTCTGCAGTAGTATTTGCATTCTTTGTAATTTTTTCTAAACCTGGTATACTTTTCTCAGCACCAGCTGCCATTCGTTTAGCTTTTCTAAAATTCTGTAGCCAAGCTGCAGCTCCATAAGTAGACCAGTCATTTAATGCTTCTTTACCAGCATCAGCTAAAGATGGTGCATAAGGACTATTCGTTCTTATTAACTCTTCATTGCGTATAGTTCTAGCTAATGGACCTACTGCGGCTCCATAACCAGGAATGAAGTCGCCAACTGTTCCAGCAATACCTAAAGTTACATCTCTGAAATCGTCTTGTCCTTCTTTAGAAAAAGGATTATATTTTCCTTCTTTACCAAAAATCGTAGCATTAGGGTCATCTATATAACGTTGCTGAGAAGACTTAGGGGCAAAATTCCATACAAATCTTTCATCGATTTCCTTAGCTCTGCGTTCTCTACCTTCATTCCATATACGTTCTTCTTCAAGTTCAGATAAAGCCTTCTTAAGGTCATTTACATTAACACCGAGTTTTGCAGCTTTACCTTTGATATACCATTCTGGATTATCTACATAAGTATCAAATTCACCTCTAGCACGGTCACGTAAAGGTAAAGTATTTTTTTCAATATCAGCATAACCCATGATTTTACGCAAATCACTTCTATGCTTTTGTTCCCATTCGTCGGTGTTCATCTGTGCAAGTGAATGCAGTAATTCCTCTGCACGAGGATTACCACTATCACGTAGCCAGTCAATAATCTGTTGTCTTCTTTCTGTTGCCATTATAAGACCTCTTCAAACCATACATTGCCATAGTCATCAGTCATCTTTTTAAATCCTTTCATGCCATTCATGAATTCGATTTCTTTAGATGTAAGATTTTTCTTTCCTACAAGACCTTTAGCCTTTTTTATGGCTTCATTTTTCTTATTATCACGATCAATAACTTGAGAATGAAGCTTATCAATTTTGTTCTTAGTTTCATTACTTACAGAAATCTTACCAGACTTAATATCACGTTTTAATGTTGTAAGTTTTTGTTGGGTAATTTTTTCAGGATCTTCCTGTAAAATCTTAGTTGCACGAGCTTCGCCAACATCACGTGGACCGCCTTCAAAATCAAAATCTTCTTCATCAACAGATTCAGGTTTTTCTGTAGTAACTTGTTTATTTTCACCTTTGACTTCAGCAATCTTTGCATTAATACTGTCAATAACAGACTTAGGAACACCAGCTTTTTCACCCAATGTCTTCATATTAGAGAGTTTGCTTAGATATGCCTTCTGATCTTGAGAAGTCATCTTGTCATCAACAATGATAGAATCAAGGTCATTTGCAATTTCAATCATTGCATTAGCTTTAGCTGTATTGTCAGTTTTATTCTGAGCATTAGCAATACGACGATTTTCATCCATCTGAGCTTTCCATCTCCAGATAGAAGTAGGGTCTTTCTGATTAATTTTACGAGCTTCAATTGCAGCTAACTGTGTATTTAATGCATCTTCATTTGCAGCCATACCACGTTTACGTTCTGCAATTCTCTGTTCAATTTCAGCAATTTCAGCTTCAATCTCTTCAATACGCTGCTGCTTCTGTAAAGCTTCTTGTTCAGCTTGTGCTTGTGCCTGCTGTTCAGCTTCCATTTGTGCAACTGCTTGCGGCTGTCTATTTCCGAAATTATCTGGTTGATATGTAGTGCCAGGAATAACAGAATTATCTGGCTGCATATTGTTAGACAAACCACGTTGATTCAAAGTAGCTTCATACGGAACATAGCCTTGTGGAGCTTGCGGAGTTCCAGGTTTATATCCGTTCATTCCATATTGATTAGCTGCCTGTAAGACGCTTTTCCAATTCCAATCCATTATACGCCTCCTTTAAGCATAGCTAATTCTTGTTTTAATTCAGCTAAACGAGCCATATCTTCATTATCTAAATCCATATTAGCTTGTCTTGTATCGCCGAATTTATCAATCATATCAGCCTGTTTACGACCCTGTAAGAAGTCATAAACCTGTGTTCCAAACTTAAACGCATTCTGTAAACCTTCACGATCCTGTTTAGCATTAGCTTCAATCTGTGGAGCAAAGTCTCTTACTCCAAAGACCAACGATGTAGAAGGTAGAAAATTATTTTGTAATGCCATATAAAACCTCTTATTATTTATTTAACCTGCCGCACTAGGATCATAATGTCTTTGTGCCCAGCTACCTGCTACTTTTCTATTTAATGCTTTACCAATACTTGGACTATTAATCAAGTCAAGAACAGATCTTGCAGCATCCCTTACAGTATTTCCACCTGTGTAAGTATATTCAGTTCCACCATTAGCAAACTGAATTTTTATTTTATTTTCAGGAGTAATACGTAAACTTTTAATTGCAGAAGAAGATGGATTAAGTTTTTCTTTAGGTTCTTTGTTTACTGTTGGGACCCATTTAGGATTATGCTTTATTATTTCATTAAACATTTGCTCCTTCATGAGTTTACTTAAATCTTGACGAGAATCAATCTCATTTTTGATTTTCTTATATTCTTCAGGAGTAAACGGTAAAGCTGCATCATTTACATCTCTATTACGTAAAGCATTATTGTTTGGTGGACCAGGGACAAAAATAATTGGATAATCGAAATCAACTCCACCTTCGTCAATCATACCAGGTAGATCAGAACGTATTTGACCACCGCCAAACACTTTACCTATAGTGCTAGATAATGCATTTTTTATACTTCCAAATACGTTTCTTATACCCATTAGCGCTGTCCAAATACTGAATTAATTGTCGGCATCTGCATTTGCGGAGCCATCTGAATCTGGTTCTGACGAAGTGCATTAGCCTGATTCTGAAGGTCCTGATTTTCAGATTGAGCCTTCTTCTGTGCCATAGAAATTGCTGCCATAATTAAAGGTATCATTTTTTATCTCCTTATCCGAATATTTTGCCTAAAAGTGATTTGTTCTGTGTCATCTGGTTTGCTGCCTTAGACTGAGCGATATTTGCCGCATTCTGGGCAAGCATAGAGTTGTTATTTGCAAGACCCTGTGTATATGTACCAAATGCATTCAAAGTGTTATCCTGTGCGTTCTGCGAGATACCAAGCAAGTCTTTATTCTTGTTATACATGTTAGAATAAGTCTGCTGACCAATATTAGCATTAGTGCTAAATTCTTGAAGTGCACGGCTTCTATCCTGCTGGTATCTGTCAAAAGCCTTATCCCATTCTTCAGAAGCCAAAGCCTGCTGTTTAGCAGCGAGAGCATCAGTATAATCAGAGCTGAACATATTACCAGCATTAGCCATAGAATTGGTAATTGCATTAGTGGCTTTGTTAACTCTCTGATTTGCAGCCTTAGAATAGAAATCATTTACGTCCTTATCATAGTCAAACTGACCAGGATCATAAACATCCAGATTTTCAAGGGCAGCTACCCTGTCACCCATCTTTGCAGCTTCACCACCGTAGGCGTTGTTAACCTTGTCCATATACTGACGATAAAGGGCGTTGTTCTGGTTAGCAGCGTCTTCAGCCTTGCTATAAGCTTCGTCCAAAGCACCATTAGCTTTAGAAACGTTCTTACCGCCGCGGTAACCGAAAACGTCACCTGGGTCGAATACGTTTGATACTACATCTAAAAATCCCATAAATTAGTCTCCTGTAATTATTTATTAACATTTACAATGTTGGTTAAATTTGCTATATTATACTTATGCGAAAAATTAAAATTTCTAAAAAATATTATCTTACAGATTCTGGACAATTGTTTAATATTAAAACAGGTATAGAATTTATTCCATGCATAAGTCGTGATGG